TGTCTCGTGGGCTCGGAGATGTGTATAAGAGACAGTTTCAATTCCTCCACATCAATTGTTTTTCTTTTATTATACCATAACATTAAAGAAAAGTCAATAGATTACAGCAAAAAGCTGATACCTTTTTCAGCCCGCATTTTTACTTCCATAGAAACGAATCGAACGTTTCCTTTCTTGAAATTTTTCGCAAGCCATTGCAACTGCGTGAACTGTTTTGAAGTGGTAAGCATTGTATTTTCACGGTGATCTTCTAGAGTGAGAGCATAAACAAGCTTACACGACGGGTCAACTTTATCACTGACATATACAAGTCCTTCCTTTAGCGAAGTGTAAACACCAAAGTTGTAATTGTCGATTGAGAAGGTAAAAGAGTAGTGAGCGTTTTCCGTAAGAGGTTTTATGAAACTGTAGTTGTCCCCCATATATTCACCGTCGATTGCGTAGGTTCCATAATCAGTTGCTTCAATCATGCGGATGAATTTTGACTTACTCTTTTTGTCTTTCAGAGCCTTGCTTGACTGTGCGTTTTGGAAGAGGACGTTTTCGCTCGTCCAGATTCCGCCTTTGGGTGTGAAGGGGATATTGAACGCTTTGTGCATGTGATAGGGATTGTGGAACTTTATGTTATTGCCCAGGAGGAAACATATCACTCTGTCCTCCTCCCTGTCTACTGTGTGATATATCTTAAGCAGTGCGTCCGGTTCATCCCATCCATTGTAGTACCTGGAAGTGGAAGTCTCTTCGATTACATACTCATCAAAGATAAAATATTTAACCAGAGGGAATGTCATGTTTTTTGATTCGTTCTCTTCGGATAATGCAATACATCTGCCAATCACACGCTTCTGCTCATCTTCCACAATATACATTTCTTCGATTGTGTAAGCGAACTCATATTCTGGAAACATTTCCATAACTACTTTTGACACACCCTTCTCGAGCGCTCCTTTTTCTTTCAGCCTCTTTGTCCGGGAAATGTACACGAACTCCACGTGATTTTGAATGCACTTGTCAATCACATATGCTTCTGTTGTGTATGTTTTACCGATAGTTCGCTCACTGTTGATGAAATTGAAGTTCCGTTGATAGGGAAGAATGTCATAGATGTTCCAGTGCAATCCATCATAAACATTCATAGTTTTAACCTCTCAATCATTCTCCATAATATGATGCAGCCATCAATCAGCAGAACTATGCTGAAGAGGACGAACTTATAAAAATCTGAATCATAGAAAAGTGAAATGCAGTAGAACGCTAAATCTATCATTACTATGATTAAAAATGTGATTAAATTATACATAATTTTCCTCCATAATGTTTCACGTGAAACATTCTTAAAATAAAGTAAGACATACCCTGTTTAACAAGTAGGTGTCAACCCGCTCACCGGAGGATGGTTTTACCCATTGACTCCCTCCTGTCGTGCCTTGTTAATTACGAAGATATGCCTTACAACTATTATTATATCACCCTTTTATTGTAAAGTCAATATCTTTCAGAACAATTCCTCCTGGAACATGCATTGGCTGTAACTTACCTGAGTATGAGGAACCCGGAAAGAAGTTTTCCCATGTGACACCGTCATAGCATCTCTCGGGCATTCCTGCACAGGTAATGTGGATATCTCCGTCAATCTCTTCAATGTATGTCTTCTGCCGTATGAATCTTGCTCGAGTAAATGTACTCTCATGTTTCCATGCTCCCAGTTTGATTGGGTCTATCTCTAACTGTTCCGGTAGCTCTGTACCCATGAGATGTAAACTGTCTGTGTCAGCATACATGAATCTGTCATAAACGCTCTGTGCACTTGTGATGGTCTTGTACCTTGCTCCTGCTGTGATGAAGGTTCCAACCGGAATGTAGATAGGGTCACGGAATTCTTCTTCGCCCAACCCATACCGGATAATGCCTTTATCATAATATGGAATCTTTGACTGCACCCTGGGATTAAGTGCGAACTTTCCATACAGAGCATTCAACATCAGTTTAGCTAGAGTTCTCATAGCTTTGTTGCCGTTCAGCGTGGATTCCATTTTGACTGCATTCCACTTGTCAATGTAATCCTTGAACATTCCTGTTGTGCTCATGAACTTCCATCCGCTATGCCATTCAATGTTGTATACAATGTAGTGGTCAAGGAACAACTCTAAGTCCAGAGAGGTGAGGCACATTGTAATTCGCTCACCTTTGCTAGACTTCACATATTCCGTAGGAACAAAGGATAGATTATTTTTAAGTTGTATGGTTGGGATGTAACCCTCTTTGATTTCAAACTGACAGGTAAACATCTGTATGTACAGATTATAAAGCTTGTCTTCCTGATACTTTCCTTTGAAGAATTTTCCTTCACCAAACGGGAGCGGGTTGTAATACATGACTGAGGGGTACAAGCTGTTTACGTCCAGAACGATTCCTTCGCCTATGTCCTGCCCTTTGAAATCGGGCGTCACAGTACGTGAACCCTCCTTTATAAGACTGCCTTATGTCGTAGTCGTATTCTGGAATAGGGAACCATCTCTTGAAGTTCTTCATGCCGATTGTATTCTTGTAATCGTGCAATGCATTACTTCCCTGGGTCATCTGCGTAAGCTGTTGGTCGAACAGAACCTTCAAAGCTCTTGCCATGATTTCCACGTCGTTACGTAGGTAGTCAATCTCTTGTTGTGTGAGTACATGCCCAATCTCACGTTTTTCGTTGTAGTCGATTTCGAGCTTTGAGATAGGAAGGTTGAACCCCTTCGCCACCTGTGCTACACTGAAAGGCAGGATTTTGAGAGAGTCATATATCTTGACTTTCATTTTATCCCCGAAGCAAATCTCCAGGGAATAGAACTGTCCTTTGTCAGATATCAAGGTAGTGAAACAATTCTCCTTCAAAGCCTTTCGGTCAGTCACGTGATTGAACCCATGCTCGAACAGCCAACAAAGAATGAACTCACCATCAAACTTTAGGTTATGGAAGTAGAAGGTTGAATTGGGATGCAGCCGTGCGAAATTGAAAAAGTAGTCAATGCTGTTTCCATAAAAGAATTTGTTGTCTTCATCTATTGTACAAATACCCGTTGCCCAGACTCGACAGTCTGCGGGGTCTGTTGTTGTCTCAAAGTCTGCTGTATACAGCATCATTCGTCTGCGCCTCCATATGCATAAGGTTCTAAGTGTTCCACTATGTTGTCAATCTTAATCTGCATTTCCAATGGGTTGTATATGAATTCTACCTGTAACACTGGGTCATTGTAGTAAAGCTCTACCAGGATATCAGCCGGGATGGATTGAGCCATTTCCACAATCTCAGTTCCCTTTGAACCAAAGGCTGTCTCCACTGCTTTGATGAAGTTCTGCTTGTAGAGTTCATTCTTCTGAGCGGTGTACCCACTCATTATCTGCTTCTCTACACCATACACGAACATATCCCAGTCAGATGCTTTGATTTTATCAATGTCATACTTCTTGGGTCGAAGATTGTTTTCCCGGATAGTTCCCATGGTTCCCTTCTCCGTGGTAGGGTTCATTTTTTTGAGTTCCCGGTTTCTTCTTCGGTTGATGACACCCACCTTGATTCCGACTTCCCGTTTCTCCCATCTTGTTGTTCGGATTCCCGTGGCAGATGTTACCGGAGTCTCTGCACCGGGTTTGAGGAAACGTCTTGCTAAGTTAATTTCCCGGTTGAAATCCTGTCTTGTCTGAATCTTGTCCCTGAGTCCCTGAACTGTCAAACGTTCCGGAAGGTATGGGGCAAGTTCTGGATTCTTCTTTAGCGTCCTGGTTATCTTTGCATTGAACTGCCGCACTGTGTTGGACAGTCGAGTTTTATCTTTGTTACGCCACTTAATGTTATATTGTCTAGGCATGTTATCTCATTACCCCCTGCCAATTGAATAAGAAAACCTCTGTTTTCAATTTTCTTGTAAAGCACGATATCGGCTATTTCATTCAGCCTGATACCAAAACCGAAGCGGTTTGTGAGAGAGACACTTATCTTAGTTCTGTGCTCCCTTTTCATTTCAATGAATTTTGAAAGATGATTCTGAGAGCTAAAACAGAAGGTAAAGCCATAATTGGATGTGAAGCGATAGGGGGTTATCGCGAGGTTGTATTCTATTCCGTTTTTTGTCATAAACAAAATGGGGGCCTTGCGGCCCCCTCTCCTTTTCTTTTATTTTACCATATTTAAAGTGAGCAGTTTTCTGTCGCCTTTTGTTACCTGTGTAACTTTCAATTTAACTGGTTTCTTCCAGTTGGCGGGGTTTCCTTTGATTGTCATGAGCTTCTTGACTGCACTGTATATTCCCATGCTGACTGCCTGGTAGCCTACACCGTCTTTGTCAATCAGTACAATCCTGGGGCAAACACTTTCTTCGCCTGATTCCCTGTTCACACATGTAACTGCTTCGCAGTAGATGTGCTTCACTTCAATTGTCATGTTGATGCAATCACCGACTCTCTTCTCAGGGGCATTCATTGCATTGTAGAGAACTATCTCTTCATCTTCGTTCTTTGGTGTCATGGAGCAGAACTGCACTTTCCTTTCGGAAGTTAAGTCCATGATAAACTTTTCATCTTCATCCATTGTTACCTGTGCTACTGCTGTTGTGTTCTCTTCAAACGGGTTCATTTCCATCATAATATTTTTCTCCTTTTAATTTGATTAAATTTTGCTTACTCTACGATTTCTGCGTTTGCGATAAAGTCAGTGAGACTCATTGAATATTTCGTCTCTTCATACGCAATTTTCGTGATTGCATATGCATCCTTTTTCCCGTAGAACTTCTTCACTACGTTCAGTGCCTTTTCTTCACTTACTCTTTCATGAGCTACTGTCAGAGGAGATAATTCCTCTAATGTAACCTGTCCGTCTTCCACGTGAATCCTGCTTGCACAAATTACACTGCTTTCAATTGTTCTTGTGATTGTCTTCATTCTGTTTTCTCCTTTTCTTATTTTGTTTTGTGTTTCCTTTGTTGCACTTTTATTGTACCATATGAATGTAGAAAAAGCAAGTCTTTTTGCCTATTTTCATCAAAAAACTATCATTCCGATTAGTTATATGTTATACTTGTATCATAAGGAGGTGGGATAATGGATGCGAGTACGATAATCCAGTTAATCTCAAATTTGGGATTTCCTATTGTATGTTGTGGTGCTCTGTTCTGGAAGATGAACAAACAGGACGAAAACCACAAGGAAGAAATCGGCACTTTAACTTCGGCACTGAACAACAATACAATTGTACTCGAAAAGGTATGTGCAAAATTAGGGGGTGATAAAGAATGAAAATTTTACTCATTGCAGGCCATGGACAAGGAGACAGCGGTGCAGTCGGGTGTGATTTAGTCGAAGCGGATGAGACACGTGCTCTGCTCTCTCTTGTCTATGAAAAATTAAAATATTACGTATCTGCTGTCCGGTACGACACTTCCGTCGATTGCTATCAGCAGAGCAAGGCAGGGAATGTCCCGAACTATGCTCTCTATGATTATGTGGTAGAACTCCACATGAACTCATACAGTGACCCTAGTGCTCATGGCTCTGAGATTCTTATTCACACCAGTGAACCTGCACATACAGTTGAAGATGAGATTTTAGAAAACCTAGCAGATATCGGTTTTACAAATCGTGGAGTGAAGCGTCGCTCAGACTTGCTCAACATGAATAACTGTAGAGGAAGGGGTGTATCATACGCCCTGATTGAAACATGCTTTATTAGTAACTGGGAAGATGTTAGTTTGTACAACAAGAACAAATCGAAAATTGCAGGAGCTATTGCAAGCGGAATCTTAGACGGTTTCGGAATCAAACACGATTCAGGCTCCGCAGATGTACCGGCTAATGACGGCGTGCTTTACAGAGTTCAGGTAGGCGCTTACAGAAACAAAGCGAATGCGGAGGCCATGAGAAACAGGTTGAAAGCAGACGGCTATGACTGTATCATAAAGGTGGATTAAATGGCAGGAAATTTAAATGTAGCATATAACTGGGTAATATCAAAATGTAATGACCCCAATGTGGGTTACAGTCAGACATACAGGGAGGGTCAGATAGTTGATGGTATTGAATACTATGACTGCTCCTCACTGATGTCTGCGGCAGTTTGGGAGGCCGGGTTTTACGGGGGAGCACCTAACCCGTGGTTTGCAACATTTACAGAGGAGGCGGAACTTAACAGTGTGGGCTTCACTTCAATGACTCCCAACCAGGAGTGGAAACCAGGTGACATACTCTTAAGTAATAGGCGTGAGCATACCGAAATGGTGTACCAGGGGCGCAGAACCATGGGCGCACACTCGAGTTCCTATCCACTGCCTGACCAAGTATCTATTAATGACTGGGACAGCAGTCCTGACCAATGGGACATTCTCCTACGGTACGAGGGAGGGGGAGTCACACTGGATTGGATAGCGGAAGACCGTTATCTTACTCAGGCAGAGATGGAGAACAATGCCACAATTGTGTACTACTTTTATAGTGGTCAGTTCATCAACGTGAATACGATAGCCGCTCTACTAGGTAACATGCAAGCCGAGTCCACATTAAGCCCTGTACTTTCAGAGCGTGGAGGCGGCGGAGGTTACGGACTTGTACAGTGGACACCTCAAAGCTCTTTGATAGACCACTGTAATATCCTGGGATTATCTCCTTATAGTGACGGCGACGTTCAATTACAAGTAATCCTTTCCGAAGTTCGGAATCGACCGGGCGTGGAGGAATGGTATTCGAGCGGTGCATTTATCTCTCCCTATTATAATAGTGGAGCAACAGCAGACATGATAAATGTTACTGGAGATGCATTTCTTCAAAATACAATGGGTTGGGAACCGGGTAAGTTAGCCATACTTTTCATGGCAGCCTATGAAAGACCATCTTATGACCCGAGTGTCAACCACTATCAAGCCCGAATGGAAAATGCTCGTAAGTGGTATGAGTACATTACAGGTTTACCCCCGGAACCACCAGACCCGGGGGTACCAACAAACACAAAACTTCCCATTTGGATGTATGGGAGAATATTATAAATGTTTCACGTGAAACATTAGAAAGGAGAATCAATGGCAATATTAACTAAAACGGGTATGGATAAAATACTCCGTAGAATCATGGAAACCGGGAGCCTAACCGAAGACATGGAAAGAGACATTGATAGGATTCGTTCAGATTTTGATGAACGTGAGGGTATGCTTCGTAGATATGGAGAAACTTACGACGGGGAAGATAAGGATGAATACGAATGGAGAGGAAGAGATGATGAGTCCCGGGAAGATAGTGATAGGGACGATAAAGATATTTATACTCCCCGTGAAGAAGCAAAAGATTATGAAGATTGGCGTGGACGTTATGAAGAAATGCGTCAGCGTTACCTTGACCGTTTCTTCGGCGGAAGAGACGAAGGAGAAGAGTACAGGGAAATCATGAAAGAAACCGAAGAGGATGTCAGAAGAGACGGTGAGCCTCAGACATTCGACGAATTATTAGAAAGAACGGAGGGTTAAGATTATGCCTACAAAACCAACAATGGTAAACACAAATGTGAACGCATTACAGAGTGCTGACATTCTGAACGCAACTAGAAATGAACTGGGAGGAACCTATGCAGATACAATTCCTGCAGCTATTAAACCGGGTGAAATGTTACCTAACGGAAGAGTGGCTACACAGGCGGATGCAGTAGCACACCTTCGTGGAATCGGTGAGATTATGATGACATATCAGCCTATGCAGAATGCATTCCTGTCTGCACTGGTAAACAGAATTGGTAGAGTTATCATCACTTCCAGACTATATGAAAATCCCTGGGCAGGATTCAAAAAGGGTCTTATGGAATATGGAGAGACTATCGAAGAGATTTTCGTAGCTCTTGCAAAACCATATCAGTATGACCCGGTAGTAGCTGAGACTAATGTATTCAAACGTAGAATCCCGGACGTTAAGGCCGCATTCCATTCAATGAATTATCAGAAGTTCTACCCGACTACTGTAACTAATGACCAATTAAGACAGGCATTCCTTTCATGGCAGGGTATCACTGACTTAATCAGCCGCATCATTGAACAGGTTTACACCGGTGCAAACTATGATGAATTCCTGGTTATGAAATACCTCATTGCCCAGGTTGCATTAGAAGGCGGCATTTATCCTATGTCTATCCCGGCTGTAACTGCTGATAACGCTCGTGAAGTTACAACTACCATGGTAACCATGGCAAGAGACTTGTCCTTTATGAGCAACAAATACAACTATGCAGGAGTAACAACCTACACAGACCCACGCTACCTGTACATGATTCTGACGAACAAGCTGTCAGCAATCTTCGACGTAGAAGTATTGGCTCTATCCTTCAATATGAACAAAGCTGAACTGTTAGGCCGTCAGGTATTCATAGACGGTTTCGGTAATTTCGATGAAGACAGACTTGCTCTCATTTTCGCAGATGACCCATACACTACTTACACTCCATTCACAGACGAGCAGAAAACAGCACTTGCATCTATTCAGGGATTAATGGTCGACGAAGCGTGGTTCATGATTTTCGACAACTACTACAACATGACTGAGATTTACAACCCGGAAGGACTGTACTGGAATTACTTCTACCATGTATGGAAAACATTCTCTGTCAGCCCATTCAGCAATGCAATCCTGTTTACAACAGGAAAGTCCACTGTTACAAGTGTGACCGTAACACCCGAAACTGCTACTGTAAATACTGGTTCTACATTACAGTTAACAGCAGAAGTAGCAGTGGAAGGTTTTGCACCGAAAGATGTAATCTGGACTGTTACCGGAACTTCCGCAGCGACTTCTACCATCAATGAAACTGGATTACTGACAGTACCTACCACTGAAGTAAACAGTACCTTAACTGTCATAGCTACCAGCGCATTTGACGGTACAAAAACTGGAACCTCTACAATTACAGTTTCGCAAGTGACAGGATAAGGAGGGTAATAAATGAACGTTGTACCAACTTCGCCAATTACCACTGTGCGTATGTTGACCAATGTTCCCCTCGATTCCACCTATACGGACACACTGACTTTTAGCAGTGCGTCCGCACAGGCATCATATTTTGCAGGAAAGGCACAACAGACATTTAGCAACCTTACACCTGTCCGCATTACGAATGCAATTCGCATTCCCACTAGTGCGGACAGTGTGTACAATTGCAATTATGTTATGTTCCAGAATGCAAACTTTGGTAGTAAATGGTTTTACGCATTTATCAAAGAGATTGAATACGTCAATGTAAACATGTGCATGGTTCATATTGAACTGGACGCAATGCAGACGTGGATGTTCAACTACACTGTAAAACCATCCTTTGTCGAAAGGGAGCATGTAACCGACGATACACGTGGTGCCAATTTAGTCCCAGAAAATTTAGAACTGGGAGAGTATGTTTTTGCAGACCATAATAAAAGTGGACTGAGCAACAGCAGTAGGATTTATGTTGCGTCAACCGTAGACAGCAACGGGGAGAATGTGGAAGGTGGAATGTATGGCGGAACATATGCAGGAGTTAACTATTATTCCTTTGCAACAGCAGCAGATGCGAACGCTTACATCTCAGCACTGACGACAGCGAACAAATCAGATGCAATCGTGTCTGTATTCATGGCTTGCCCTCAGTTGTTTCCATCTAAAGACGGTGACCCTGCACATGTGGAATTCTCCATTAACAACTTGTTCGATAACTTCCAGGGTTACAGACCGAAGAATAACAAGCTCTTCACATATCCATACTTCTTCCTGTACTGCACAAACTTACAGGGAAACACAGCCGAGTTCAGGTATGAATTCTTTGACAACCCAGAGAAATCAGACTTCACCATGTTTGGAAATGCAACCTGTAATCCTACTATCACGCTTGTTCCTTTAAACTACAAGTACCCGGAAGGTAACGGTAACTTAAATGAGAAGATGACGCTTGACGGTTTCCCTCAGTGTGCGTATAATATAGATACGTACAAAGCATGGCTTGCACAGAACGGAGCGTCAACAGCAGTTAGTGTTCTGGGTACAGCAGGTGGAGTTGCGGCAGGAATCGCAGGTTCCGTTCTGAGCGGTGGCACACTTGCAATCGCAGGAGCTATTGGGGGTGTAACCGCAATTGGTTCAACCGTTGCCAAAGTTACAGCTACATCCGCTAAACCTGCACAGGCAAAAGGCTCACCCGGTGCGTCAAGCTTATATGACTATGGTGTCCTTGACTTCCATTTCTATAAGACAACAATCACAGCAGAGTTTGCCCGTATCATTGACAATTTCTTTGATATGTTCGGTTACGCAGTCAACAGGGTGAAGGTTCCAAACATCACAGGTAGACCGTCCTGGAATTATGTGAAAACTACAGATGTGAAAATTGTAGGTTCCATACCCTTCGACGACATGAACACAATCAAAGCTAACTTTAACAGAGGTATTACATTTTGGCATGGTGACTGGGTAGGTGACTACACCCGTGCTAATAAATAGGAAGGGGCGATAAAATGGGACGCAAGAAAAACAGATGGCCTTCTGCCCAGATAAATAACCAAACATACATTGATTATTATCAGCGACTCATGGAGTTCGCTATCAACATGTTTGAGTGGAGAAACCTTCCACCGACAGTTGATGAGAGATTCCTTGAATTAACGCTCTATGAGAAAGGCTACTGTCTGTATTTTAACGACGAGGTAGTGGGCAATTTGGCATTGACTTGTACAATCGGTGGAATGTTGGATGTGTACCGGATTCCTACAGAGCGTAGAGCATTTGCGGTCAATGGTTACAACAAGATTTGTACATCCCAGGACAGTGTGCTGATTTTCAACAACTACCTTCATACACCGACCATCCTCACCATTGAACTGTTCGCACGAAGACTATACGAAATCGAAAGAACGATTGATGTCAATGTCAAGGCGCAAAAGACACCAACCTTAGTTCTTGCAAGCGAACAACAGAGATTGACTATGAAAAATCTTTACATGCAGTATGACGGAAATGAGCCATTCATTTTCGGCGACAAAGACATGGAATTCGACGGAATCAAATGCTTGAAAACAGACGCTCCATATGTGGCTGACAAGTTACAGGTGCTCAAACACCAAATCTGGAACGAAGCACTGACATTCTGCGGGATTGAAAATAGCAATCAGGACAAGAAAGAGAGACTGGTAGCAGACGAAGTGGGAAGTAACTATGGAAACATAGAAGCACAGAGAAACGTTATGCTTAACGCACGTAGACAGGCGGCTGATAAAATCAACAGAATGTTTGGAACGAACATAGAAGTTGGATTCCGGTCAAGTCTGAATACAATGGTTAATAGCGAAAATGTTTCACGTGAAACAATCGAGGAGGTGGGCGAAGATGAGTCATTATACAACGCAAGTCAGATGGATAGTTGAAAACTACACAACTGACATGGAAGGACAGCCAATGACGGCTCGTGTAACTGCCGCACTTCCTAAGATATTCAATTTCAATTTTCCAATGTGGACAGAGCAGTATCGGGCTACACTCGAAAAGAAAATCATCATGCATTACTTCAACAAAGAGATTGGCTTTGAAACACTGGGATTGTGGAAGTTTTATCTGGAAGAGAGATTGAACCTCATCATGCCATACTACAACAAACTGTATGAAACGGTGGCAAAAGATTTTGACTACATGACAGATGTTGACTTAACAGAAACTCACCAGGAGACAAAGACTGGAAAGGAAGATACAAAGTACAGTGCAACTGATACTACAAAATCGGACTTGACAGGAAAAGACACGGATAATGGTTCACAGAATACAAGCCGAACAACAGGTGACACAACAAACACTCTTGAATCTGACATGCCCCAGGCGAATTATGCCAACGAGGATTATGCCACACGTCTTGTAGAAGTAAAGACCAATGGGACAGACAATGCAGACACCATAATGCAGAATACCAGAAACACTACGCAGAATGCAAACCGCAACACAACACAGTCAAGCACTAATGGTGTGACAAAGAATGATACGGAAAACTACACTCACACCCGCACAGGCGTAACAGGCCGCCTTTCCTTCACTGAATTAATGATACAGTACAGAGAAAGCCTTATAAATATAGATAACATGGTCATTAAAGAATTGCATGATTTATTCATGCTAATTTATTAAAGGAGAATTTATGGATAAAAATACAAGGATTAACGAATTCAAATTTTGGTGTCAAAAAGTATTACCCCTTGTTTATGATGATTCATTAAGCTATTATGAGGTTCTTTGCAAAATCAAAAACAGTCTTAATGAGCTCATTCAAAACTTTAACGAAATACCAGGTTACATCTGTCTCTTATACACATCTGACGCTGCCGACGAATAGCC